CAGCTTTCCTGCTGGATTTCCTTTTTCAAAGCCAGATAATCCTCTTTCCACATAACCGCTCTGTCATGCAGGCTAAATGATGTCATTACCACCGGTATCTTGCGGTTGAGAAGCTCGTTTGCTATGCAAGCCGCCGCATAGCTTTTTCCTGTCCCAACCGTTCCCCAGAACAGAAGCCCTCTGTTGCTCTTGTAAAATGTATCAAAGTTATCCACATAGTTTTTTACGATTGTGTATAACTTCTTGTTATCTTCCCTGACTGTGAATGTCTTTAAGTTCGCTGATTGCAGCTTTGCGTCCATGAGGCTTGCGACCTTTAACCTTTCGATACGCCGCATTTCTTCCTCATACTCTTTCTGCTTCTGGATTCGTTCTCTTTCGTCCGATTCACATTTGCATAAACATCTGACCGTGACTGTTTCCCCGGCAATCTGGATTTTCTTTTCTTTGTTGCATTTGCACTTGCCGCAATGCAGGATTCCGTTCTCGTAGTAATCGTCCGGCTGCTTCTCCGGTCTGCTTGCGGAAGCCATTCTGATTACAGTTTGTGCAATATCATTATCCATGCCTTACACCGCCTTTCTATGATGACGGCAAGCCGCCAAGACCGCCGTTGAAACTATTGCTGCTATACGCTGGTGCTGTATCTCTCTGCTTTGGTAGGTAATCAAGGAACGGTGTGCTGTCACTAAGAAATGTCTTTGCGTGCTTGATGTACTTAACCTCTGTATGCTCCGTTGCACATCTTCTGGCGTAGTTCTCTGCCGCCATGATAAGCTCCTGTTCTGCATAACCGTCATTCAATCTTGCCTTGTACTTCTTATACGCCTCGCCCTTGCCCTCTTTTCGTGGGTACACGCTCCAGAACTGCTCAAAACTTTCAGGATAATCGTTTTTGCTACGCTTCGGCTTTTCCGCTTTAGGTGCTTCTACCGGCTCTGGCTCTTTTGCTGGCTCTGGCTTGTCCTGTCTGCTTAATTCTCGCTGTCTGTTGCGATACTCTCGCTGTCTGCGACTGTCGTATTCTCTCTTGTCTTGAAGCTGGTACCACTGCTTTTGCCAGTCCTGCCAATCATGTATGTAATAAATTCCGTTCTCAAACTCCAGCCACTCTGTTTCAACCAGTGAATCCACCACATTGTCAGGCGATATATTTTCAGCTAAGCCATTGGCAAGGACACCTGCTATATCTGTCTTGTCCGCACACTTCAAGGAACCGTCCCTGTCAGCCTCGGTCATAGCCCATAGCCACAAGCGAACCAGAATGCCTAATGCCTCATTCTGGGAACCTCCTATTTTCTTCGCCAGCAAGCGTAGCTTTGTTCCTATGACCTCCTTGTGAACACTTATCCATGCCATCAAATAACACCACCTTTCAATTAGGTGTTCACTCTTACACATCTTTCAGCAGGTCTAAGATACCGATAGGACCGGTAAGCACTTTCGTATTCCTGCAATAATCACAAAGACCGCACCTGTGCGGCTGTTCCTCTCCACTCTTTACTCGGAGAACTCTTGGCATATTTGCCTCTACGATACTTAATGCGTCACGCAGGAAGTTGTCCGCAACATGAATTACCTCAATGTTTGTTTCATCTTCCTTTGTTGCCGCCGCAATGTAAAACGGTAATTTTTTACCTGTATTCTGTCTAACAATTTCCTGATACACCGCACCCTGAATGTCATAGCCCCAGTAGCGGATAAAATCTACCGGTCCTAAATCTCTTACCCATTCGTGCTTTGTGATTGAAGCCATTACTTTCAAATCCACAATTACGGTGTTCGGAATGTAGCTATCCATTTTGATTTTCCACTTGCTTCCGAAAAGCTCTCCAGTCATAATGACCTGCTTTTCTCCGCTCATGCACTTCATAAAGAATGGGTCACGCTCGATTCTTTCAATGATTCTGTTTGCTTTCTGGTAATCAGCTTTCAGCGTTCCTTTCTGTGTGAACAGTTCCGGTGTACGCTTCTTGAAATCATCAAGTGTTCCCTCAAAGTAGGAATCCACATAACTCCCAACCATGAGAGCGGTTGTTTTCTTCATTTCCCATTCTCCACGAAGTTCAGCCATAGCCTCTGCTTCGCACGCCAGCTTTCCGTCCGTTCCTGCGAACAACTTAAACTGTGATACCGACATATATTCCGCATTGGCTTCTGGACTATAATAATTTTCAGCCGTCAACTCCATTTGCCACTACCTCCTATGCTTCCTCTAATCCCATTTCTTCAATGATTGCAGCGTCCTTATCCTCTGGTTCTACCTCTTTGAACTCTGTATCAAATACATTTACTGTGTCATCAGCAACCGGTTCATTTGCCTTTTCCTTGTCAAAATCTCCAGCGTCCTCATACGCCAATCTCTGCTGTGAATTGAAGTCAAGGTCAATGAGCTTGCATAATCTACGGAGTACCGTTTTCTTATACATTTCGCCCGGGGTTGCGGACCATGCCTTGCTGTTCTTTGCCTTTGAGAAGTTGTTTCTAATCTGCTCAATCTCTGCTACGCTCATTGTGTCGTACATCATGCTTCCGTCCTTAAAGAGAACGACTGCGAATGTACCAACAATCGCTTCATCAGAGAACGGAACCGGTCTGAAATTGACCGACTGCTTACCGCTTTCGATAATCTCCTCAAAGAAATCTCCCTTGCGTACATTCTTTGCATAAATGTCCTTAATCGGATTTCTGGAATATGTCTTAGCCAGCTTGATTTCTCCCTTGTAGTCGGTCTGGAAATTAACCTCTCCAGAATAAGGGATTGCATAGCACTCTCCGTTGAAGAAATCCAGCCCAAGATACGCACCTTTTGCAAGTGCCAGATATACGGATTCCGGTGTGATATTGTTGTAATTGCTCAAATTGCTCTTGATAAGTGAAATACAGTTCAGGACAAATCTGGACTGATTGAAGTTCTCCGGTAAAGCCTTTGCGTTCAGTCTAAGTTCATGCTCCAGTCCGTCCTTGACCTCTGCCAGATATTCTTTTGTTGTAATCTGCTTTCTTTCTGCCATTGTTATTCCTCTCTTTCTGCCGTTGTCAGGCTCTCGCCTATCAGCTCTAACCACTGGTCTATTGAAAAATCCTCCAGACAGTCCTTGCATACGCAACCGTCTGTCGTGTTCAGGTACTCGTCGCCCTCGTAGATTCCCTCGCCGCACAAGCAGCACCTTTCAACAGGTTTCGGCTCTGGTGCATTGGGACATCTTTGGTGGCATGGGGTTTGTCTGCATATTTCACACATTCGCTCCAGCCTCCTTTGCTCTCATGTTCTCCATTCCTTTTGCATTGACCGCACATCTGAAACAATAATTTTTCAGCTCGTCCGGCAATAACAGCAAAATGTATTCCGGCGGTGCCTGTACTAACTCCATTTTTCTGAAACTGTGTTCTATGATTCTGTCAACCACTTCGTCTGCGATTCCGGTCTGCCTCTGGAACTCGTCTGTAATCTGCAACATTCCCTGTGCGATTGTTTCTGTTTCTTCCTGTGTCATTTTCCGGCTCCTCCTCTCCATGTATCAGTTCATAGATTGCTTCAAGGACTGCCGGTATAATCTGCTCCAGCAGATACGCACCCATTACCATAACCGGCAATACCAAATACTCGCCGCCAAATGCCAGCCGTCCTCTGTCGTGGTATGCGTACTGTATCGCAAACGGTGTGGCTATCATTCCAAGTGATAAAGAAAGCCAGTAGTGCATGATGAACCGTTTTGCTTTTTTCAGAAATCGTTTCATTGTGATAACTCCTTTTCTATTTCTGCGGCTCTGCTCAATACCTTTTCGGAATATTCCGTCTGATACTGCCATTTGTCCGCTAGGTCTAAAGCTCCTGTACCTGAATCATTGCGTGTTCCTCTGTTGTAAGCAGAAACCGCAACTGATGTCTGGTATTGCCCCAGAAGTTCAGCCATATAATCAATTCCAACTCTGACATTCTGATATGGATTTTTCAGGTCTGTAGCTCCCAGCCGTTCCATTCTGTCTGTGTGCCATTCCTGATTTATCTGCATATATCCTATGTCGCCGCCTTTGCCAACTGCGTCATACTTATATCCACTTTCAATCTCAATCATGGCAAGAATCAGGCTGTAATCTACGCCGTAGTCCTTGCAGATAATGTAGGTGTATTCCTGCATTTCCAGTGGGAAATAGCCTCCGTAAAGCTCGTAATCATCTGGTATCTGATACTCTTTGAATCCGGCTATCTGTTCTCCGCTCCAATCAAACGACATTGTATCGAATGGGTATGGCAACTTTGAATACTGTTCTGTATGCTCCTGTGTGCTTATTGTCTGTGCATGTATAGGCTGTGAGCTTTCCACAATTCTTATTACCGTTGGCTTGTCCGTCTGTCGGAAGTTTGCATTTGTGATATTCATAATTATTCCAGAGACCATAAAACCCAGACTGCAAACCACAACTCCCATCTTTACCCTACGCTGTAACCTTAATTTCTTTCTGATATTCACTTTCAGCACTCCTTTCAGGAAGCGGCTGTGTAAATATTCCAAGGTTGATTCCTGCGAAGTTCCTTACTGCCGCTTCAAATTCCTCTTTATCGTTGATTCCATATTCGCTTTTCAGGACTTCTTTCAGCTTTTCCACCATACCTGCTTCATCTGCCTTTCAAAATCTTCTCTCCTGCCAGTTTTAACTCACTGATTATCTCTGCCAGTCTGTCCAGATGTTCCGTTAACTTCTTAAACTCCGTCAATTCATCATCTGACACTTTACCGTCCTCCAGAATGTCAATCATGCTGGTTTTAAGTTCCTGCATATCATCATCATTCAGACCTTTCAGAAGCCTAAGTGCGATTCCTTGCAGGTTCTTTTCTTCTGTTGCCAGCGGCATGAATCCATGTATCGGACACTGGTATTTGCAGTAGCCGGTAATCAGTTCTGGTGCGTTATAAAGGTCTGCCATAAGAACTACCTTATCCACCGGCACAACCTTTGTATTTCCAAGTTCGTAATCGGCAAGTGTATATGGGGATATTCCCAATAGCTCCGCTGCATTTTCACGACTGAAAAGCCTGTCATTACTCATAGCCGCTCTTTTTCTGGCTTGAAAATACACATTCGTATTCTCTTTCAAGGGTTCCTTTCCCATGTGTTTTCCTCCATAAATGCCTTATAATTTATTCAGAACTTGTTAAGGCTGTCTGCTCGATATTCAGTACATCACTGATGACTTTAACCGCTGGCTCTGAAATCACTCTGCCGTTGATGACTGCGGAAGTATATTCTTTTGTCATCTTAACCGCCTGTGCCAAGTCAGCCACGCCCCAGTCTTTCTGAATCATTGCGATTTTGACAGCCTTACACCAAGGCGATAGTTTTCTTTTCATTTGCCTTACCTCCTTAACCTTATATTTGTGCTTTACTTTTTTAACATTTTCCCTTAAAATCAAAGGGAGCCATTTTGAAAAATTCACTCACAATGGCAAGTTGCAAAGCTCGCTATCTCGCCAGAAATGCTTTAACTTTGTAACTTATATATATAATATAACTCACAATTAGTAGCTTGTCAATACTTTTCGCTACTTAAAGTGAGCTTATTTTTAAAAGGTGGAATTATATGTTTTGGGATAATTTTTTGCACATTTGCAACGAAAAGGGCTTAAAGCCTACGCCAGTTATCAAAGCCGCTGGTCTTGCTACCAGCAGTATTGCTCGCTGGCAAGGTGGTGCAGCTCCTAATAGTGATTCGTTAATAGGGCTTTCAAGATACCTAAATGTTTCTATCGACTATCTTTTGACTGGTTCAGAATTTTCAAGACCGGGAGAAAGACAGGTAAGCAGTGACGAATTAAAAATGCTGGAGATGTACCGGTATCTGCCGGAGGCTTCACAGGAATTTATTTACGATTCCATAGAAACGGCATACGAAAAGGAAATTAAACGCAAAGAAGCAAGTTCACAGTCATTAGCATAAATGACCGTCATAAAAAATGAATGGAGGCTTGCCTATGGATTATACGCCAGTTGCCGGAGATACTGCTGGCAATAACTTAAAATGGGATTCCATGAAGATTGAGGCTGATATGTACCTGAAAACAGGGAACTACTCTCTGCTTCGTGATGTCCGTATGCGTCAGGCTCGCTTTACGGAGCTTGAGGGAAATGAGCGTATCGCCATATCCTATTACTGCATGGCGTTCTATGCGGACCTGAACGGCTTTGAAAATCTTGACCGGCTTATTGCCGCTCGTGACAGTTCTTTTTCCGGCTGGAAATGTACGGCTCATGTTGATGTTGGTGTTGTCAATAAGATATTCTATCTCTGCTCCAGATGTTCCGTTTCTGAACCAGAGCTTTTGAATGTGTTCTGCCAGTCTGCTTTCAAGCCGCACTCGTACCAGCACCACATCTTCACAATCAAAGAGTGTCAGGAACTCTTGCTACTCGCAAAGAACGGACAAATAGGAGAAATCAACAACCGCATACAACACGCTACGGCTCGTTTCCTTGCGGATAATTCCCCTGATAATAAAAATATTGCTGTTTGAGATAAAGCCCCTGCATGGGGCTTTTCGCTTTATATGGAGGTATATATTATGGCGTACAACGCACAAAACAAGACCGGTGCAAGGGTGGCTATCTATGTCAGAGTATCGACATTGCACCAGATAGATAGGGATTCTCTGCCTATGCAGAAACAAGACCTGCTTGCATACGCAAAACTGATGTTGAATACAGATGATTGTGTCATATTTGAAGATGCCGGATATTCCGGCAAGAATACAGACCGTCCAAAGTTTCAGGAAATGATGTCGCAGATGAGGGCTGGAGCTTTTACGCACCTGCTCGTCTGGAAGATAGACCGTATTTCTCGTAACCTGCTGGACTTTGCGACCATGTATAATGAGCTGAAATCTCTTGGTGTTACCTTTGTTTCAAAAAATGAGCAGTTTGACACTTCTACTGCTATGGGCGAAGCAATGCTCAAAATCATTCTGGTATTTGCCGAACTGGAGCGTAACATGACTTCGGAGCGTGTCACTGCTACCATGATTTCAAGGGCGAATAATGGGCTTTGGAACGGTGGCAGGATTCCTTATGGCTACGATTACGATTATGAAACACATGAATTTTCAGTGAATGAGGAAGAATCGAAAGTCGTTATCCTCATGCACGATATGTACGAACAGGAACGCTCTCTTGTGCGTGTGGTTCGTGAACTGAACGAAAGAGGCTACCGTTCCAGAGCTGGCAATCTCTGGTCGCCGGTATCACTCCTGATTATCCTTAGGAATGTATTTTACTGCGGCGACTACCGCTACAATATGCTTAAAGAGGGGGACCGCCAGAAAGTCAAAGATGAATCCGAATGGGTTACTGTTGAAAATCATCATGTAGCAATCATTCCCAAAGACCAGAAAGAGCGTATCATGGCTACGCTGGATTCTAACTCTAAATTGTGCAAGCAGCGGAATATATACAAGTCATCAAAGCATACTCATGTGTTCGGTGGGCTGATTTACTGTGGTTCTTGCGGCAAGCCTTTAGGCAGCACTCCGGGAAACCTTACAAGGGACGGCTGGCACTACTCGAAGTACACCTGTCCTACCAGAAGAAAATCCGTTACGCTGTGTACCGGTAAATCTACCTCTGACCCGATTATCGGAGAATTTGTTTTTAACTATATCCTGAATATGCTGAATGCTCAAAATGACTTTGATAAAATCAGTTCCCCGGAGGAACTGGAAAAGCTGTTGCTTATCGGAGATACATTTGCATACATAGACCATATCGAACCAAACGGACTTAATGACCTGTTCAATGTCTTATCCTCCGGAGCTGTCAAGGGTGCTGTCTTTGGCAAGGGTGCCAGTCTGCCAACTAAAAAAGCTACTGTTGAACCGGAGGTTGCCAGACTTCGGAATGAGAAGCAGAAAACAGAGCGTGCCTTAGACCGTCTGCGTAGCCTGTACCTGTATGCTGATGAAGCCATGTCCGAAGCCGAATACATGATACAGAAAAATAAGCTGGAGGAAACATTAGCGGATATTAACGACCAGATAGGAATGATGAACACCGATTCTTGGCAGCAATCGGTTTCTGATGAAGAATTTATACAGCGTGCCAGTGAATTTATCATAGCCCAGAAGTTATCTGGCAGAAAGTATGTCAATTACAAACGGCTTGCCATGTCGGTTGATTCAGAGGTACTAAAGAATTTTGTTGTAAGCATTATTGACAGTATAACCATACAAGACGGTCTGGTGTCAAATATTGTGTTCAAGAATGGTTTGTGTCACACCTTTATTTTCAGGTAAGCAAAAAGCAGGGAACTAAGCCCTGCTTTTCTTCTTTTTCGCTGTCCTTATAAATATAAGATTTTAAGTTACAAAATTAGCATAGCGTCCCCGAAGCTAAAGAACCGATACCGCTCCTGCACCGCTACCTCATATGCATGCAGAATCGTCTCACGATCTGCCAGTGCGGATACCAGCATGATCAAGGTTGACTCCGGCAGATG